AACATCCATAAAACTGATTAATGGTTTTTCCGGTATATGTAATATTTTTCCCATTAATGACTATGGTTCCTTGATCAAGGAACCCTATAGTAGAATCTACAGTTACAACAGATGAACCTTCAGATGTCTTTTCTACTACTAAAGTTTTTCCGGGAATTGAAAATGATCCTGTTGAAATAGAATCATCATCATATCCAACAAACAGAGATAGTTGATAATATGTTACTCCTTTTCTAGTTAAAGAATCTACTGCAGATACTGATCCAAACAAACTAGTATTGTTTGACTGTTGTATAGTTTGCCCAACTAGTTTAGTTGGATCGCCAGAAATTACTTCTGCTACTACAACTTCTCTTCTTAAATATTCTGCCGAAGATGGTTTTATTAGATATTCTTCAAGATTAATTACTTTTGGAGTTACTCCATATAAAACATTAAATAAAATTTTAAAGGATTCTTCTGTCCCCTTTGCTTTATATAAAGTTTTTGCTTCTTTAATAAAATTACCAACATTTAAGTCACTAACAAAATCCAGATCTTCAAGACCTGGAGCCAAAGAAATTTTGAGTTTTTTATAAAATTCTTTTAAAAATAGGGAACTTAAATTTTGTACAATCTTTCCAGAATCATGTGACGTAGAAGTTGTAGTCTCAAAAACTAATTCACCAGGATTCTCGGTGCTATGATAAGTTGTTATACCACTAAATCCCCTAACACATCCTGTAAATGTTGTTGAGGTGCTATCAGTATATGTGATGATTTCATCATCAATTTTAATCAATCCATATTTTTGGGGAAAACCTTTTGTATTCGATACTTCTATTGTAGTATCTGAAGAATTAATAGAAGTAGAAAGTGTTGCAGAATCGACAACTACCTCTGGAGTTAAATTGTCTAATCTCAGATATTGATCTAAATTCTCAGAAATATCTGATGTTCCACCTTGATATTCTTGAGAAATATAATATTGCTTTAAAAACTCTGCAGCTTTTGGACTCTCATCTAAAATAAATTCTGGAAGTTGATTTTCAATTATTTGTTGAACTTTTACTCTTGTCTCAAATCCTGTCTTGATCATATTACAACCTCTTTAGCTCCCCATTTGAATAGCTGGATGTATAGAAATTATTTACGAATTCAACACCAGAAGTGTTATCTCCGGAAGATATAACGTCTCTCACCATATTTATGGAACTTTTCGCAACGTTAAAGGACAAATATAGATCCTTTAATCCAACAACATCGTTAGATTCTGGATATGCCTGAATCTCTATTATAGAATCACCTAATGATGTTGAAGTAATATTAATTGTATTTAATATTACTTCTCCACTTTGATAATTAACTGTTCCTGCAGACTTAACAACAACTCTATAAGATCCATCATCTAAAGGTTTAACTATAGACAAAACTCCCATATTGCTACCATCCAACTTACCATCAGTTGTTTTATTGGGAGTATCCGTTAAGTATACAGTATCTGAACTAGAGGATACTTTAAATCCAGTAGATTTTATATTTAATCCATTAGGATTGATGTGGAATTTATTGCCGAAACAAAGTTCATATTGTGCAAATTGGTTTAGAAGAGCCTTAAGGTCTCTTCTAATTTTAACCTTTGTAATATTTGAAGTAATTGCAGAATCTGTATTATCAATAATTTGAAGAACTTTACTATACTTAAATCTTCCACCAAATTTATTAATATCCACTGATTGAGAATATTTTGAAAGAGAATTCTCTACCTTAGTTTTTAATGAATCTACTCCAGATACTTGTGATGCATTATAATAAACCGAAGAATCAATCTCAACATATAGTATTTTGAGGTCAATAATTTTTGCATTAATACCAGATATAGTGTATTGTTTTAATTTTGAAAGAATTTGGGACTTATCAAAATCCGAAACAAAAGATCCATTTTTTGGTTTAATACTTAAAGTTACAGTTCCATATTCTGGTGGATCCATATCTTCTCCACCAATTACTGAAACTGATTCTGTACTTGGATATATCTTTTTAATTATAGACTCATAATCTCTAGCAGTTACTGCTCTATACTGAGATTCATATGATTTTGGTGCAAAATACTTGATAGAATTGATTGATTCAATATCAGCACCATTTTGGGAACTTTGATTAGTTACAACACTAATTGTAGAAGTTGGTACAATAATTTCATCTGATGATCCTCTCAGACTTCCAGCAAAATTAAATACGGAAGCACCATTACCATCTTTTCCATCAGTTACAATATAATTAACTGTTATGACACTTCCATTTTCCAACTTCTTACCAAAATATCCATCACCAAATAAAAGTTCATACTTTTCATCTTGAACTTCTTGAATCAAGTAAATTTCAGAAGTAGAGGTAATATCTAAAATATTATCAACGAGTGTATATTCTCTACCTAAACCAGAGTCTGCAGATCCTTTTACGTAGACTACAATAGTTGAAGTATCAACATAAGAATTATCTAAGACAAACTTTTGATCTAAAGATCCATCAACTACAAACTGCTTTGTTAAATATGTTCCTTGATAAACATCTACAGAATTGAAGTTAGCAACTCCGTTAGATATCGTTGTTGAGATGTTTTCTGAGATTGAGAAGGTATATGTTTCTCCATTTACGTCACCAATGCACACCAGACCAGGTTGTAGGGTGATTGTTTCCGATGAGCTTGCTGTTTGTACGTTAAAAGAAACACGCGCCTTAGAGGCGGTTCTGGAGCGAGGTACGTAACCAATATTTCTTGCTAACGAAACGACGTTTTCTCTAAGTGTCGCAGAATCCAAGAAGGATTCATTAACGATCATGTTAGAGTTAAACGCATTAATATATGTGTTGTACGCTAAAGTATCAATTAAGACAGAAAAATTAGATCCATCAAAGTCAAAATCCGTGAAAGTAGAATTAGCACGGAGATAGTCCTTGATGGATGTCTTTATCTGGTCAAAGTCTAGATTTGTAAATTTTGTAAAAGGCATTTTACCTGGTTGCCTCTAATAAAAACGTAAATTGTTGGGTTGGAAATTCTTGTCCAATAATATCAAAAGTAACAGAAACTTCAAATTCATTCGAGTCTGGTAGTGGTAGAACTTCAACCTCTATATTATTGACTCTTGGTTCAAAGTTTTCAATTGATGTAATGATTTGGGATTCGATTATGGATGCTGTACCATAATCAACAAAATCAAACAAACTAGACCTAACATCAGAACCAAATAATGAATTAAAAAATCTTTCTGTAGGTATAGTTTGTACGATATTACGAACAGATTTTATAATCGCACGTTCATTTTTCAAAACTTGCAAATCCTTAGTCACAGGATGTGGATCAAAGGATAAGCTAATATCTTTAAATGATCTAGATATCCTTTCTATAGCCATCTAAACCCGAAAAACGAAAAATTTCCTACGTTTATTTATGTGTTATTCCAGGGATAACCATAAGTTGGTTCAGTTCCGTATGACCAGTCATCATAATCCTCATCATTTCTGATTTTTTCGTGCAATTCAGTCTGTTTTTTAAGATCATGACGTGGTGCAGTGTCGTGCATTACCTCTGTAAGCACTCTTTTATTCATATTTTGCATAGATCCATAATCTGAAATGAGTTTTGTGGTCCCCCACATCTCTCTCATGTACTCTTTGTCTCTATCAACTGGTGAGTTTGCCATTTTAGCTCCTGTTTTGACTACAAAACAGAACTTTTTTGAGGAGGTTGCTATCTCCTAGTACTATTTAATCCAGAATCCTTTTCTCAAAAAGTCAGAATCTTCAATAAACTTGTAATTTTCATTAAATTTTTTCTCATCCTTTTCCCAGACTGGTATTGCTTCTGAATTTCCATACCTAAAATCAGGATTTTGGCGAAAATGAACCTCAATTAAGTGATTTCCGATGAATTCACAGTTAATCCATTCATAATTACCCTTTAATTTTTCTAAAATTGAAGGGAATTCGACTTTTTGATCGATTTTTTCCCACTTATTCCACCTGTAAAGGGGATCATCTTCGTTACGACAACCTAAAACTGTTAGTTTTTGCTCTTTGTTTTGAAAATCAACGCTAATGTGGTCACCATCGAAGATTTCACACCAAAATTCTGCTGGATGAAAGCGTTCGGTGTACTTATGAATGAATTCTACCCGAGCAAAGCGCCCCATACCTAATAAATTCATGCTAGGACGCACAATATAAAAGTCAGGTTTGGGAACAGTGGTACCAATAGGACCACATGTATAACCCAAAACCTGACTTAGGATTAATTTATTGTATATCCAAAGGTCTTCAGAATGTATTTGTCGCCATTCGTCATTACCTTCTAGATACATTATCCTTTACCTTGTCCGCGATAACGCTTGCGTGCCTTATTACGAGACGTTGCGGCATACTTGGTATGCTTCCCAGTCCCTTGACGAGATTTTTTGGGAGCGCCCTCAACGTATCCATGCCCCTTGCGAATTGCCATAATTAGTCTCCAATAATTTCAGTTTCAATTTCATCAGGACTTGGAGAACCTCCCTCGTAAAAGTTTTGAGCAAGGTCCTCAATGGTGTCCATGTATTCTTCTTCTGTAAGGTTTGAGTGCAATAACTTCCCCTTACAGAGAATATTATAGCGTTCGTTAGACATAAAATCAAATGACTCTTGTCTTTTCGTGACCAACTCTGATGCGAGGGTCACACCAGATTTCAAAGCCTGCTTCTTTAGCATCCAAACAGAACGATACGTCCTCTCCACACATATCCTGAACCTCTCCAGATTCAAAGACTTGCATCTTCGGAGCAAACCAAGGATACTTCATATCATTGTGTTCAAACACTCCGTGTTTAATCAGCAACCAACCGAAACCTGTGTAGTCCACCGTGAATGGTTTTTTGCGCTTTGAGATACTATCAACAGTTTCATGATTCATCACTCCACCATTACCACGGAAATCATCCTCATCCAACCAGTGGGCGACTGAGGTTGTGTGACCGTCCTCTGTAGCATACCAACCTGCTGAGATGTCTTGATCCATCAATACAAGTTGATAAAACTTTTCAGTATTAAAAACAATATCACTATCAATCCACAACTGATAATCATATTTCAACTTACCATCCCAGGGAATCTGATCAGGTCCACGCAGTACATTCGCTCCTAAACATTTGCAACGAGCGAAATTTACCATCGAGGAATAGTCCTGCGAGATCTGAATGCTTGCCCCGTTCTGTACCAGATCAAAACAGAGCTGTACAAATGCTTTCAGATAAGTATAGGAAACTCCGCGACCAGGCAGACAGAAGACTACAGACTTCCCTCTGATCATTTCTCTTGCCTTAGCATAATCCCATTCTGGTTCGGAATTATTGACTACTGGCGCTTTTGCTTTTACAGTAAATCCTTTAGCCATAATAGAGTGTAATTACTTCAGTATCATACAACATTATCTAGGTGAAGTCAATCGCGCTTGATTTCGGTTATCAGTATACCATCACCATCGACCTCCATGTTTACTTCGGTACCTTCGTACCATCCAAAATCATTCAGTATCCACTCTGGAATCGTCACATAATACTCTCCAGTAATTGGATCAACCTCTACGGTCGTAATATTTTCTCCGGGATTTTTTTGCATCTCAGTATTATCGACTTTCATTTTAGTTTTATATAGGGAAAAAAATTTTTATAATGCGAGGAACATTTAGATCGCTTTCGTAACACTTTATAGATTAGGGTAGTTATGCGTTTTTATATAAGGGGGGCATCCACGCGATCGGATAAAAACGCCCCCACAACGGGGGGCACTGCTGCCTGCACGAACGCATGAGGGTCAGAAGGGGATGACCCGCACGTCGTCAGACCCTGCGACCAACTGATCGACGCGATCCTGCTGCAACTTGAGCACGACCTGAGAGTTGCGGTTCGCCTTGGACAGACCCAGGAAAGCGCGGATCCCGTTGTTGCTGGTGACGCGGAGACGCAGACCAACCTCAACGATGTGGTGATCACGGCGGAGGGTGACCTTACGGGAGGTCATGCCGCGACCCTTCTCAACCTGAGCGACGTACCCATCTTCCAGGAGACGGGCAGCACGGATGGAGTCGTGCTCCATGACGTAGCAGGTTGCTGCCTTAGTGTCGGTGATCGCCATCGCCATGCCGTCGTTTGCTTCGATCAGTTCGGAGCGCAACCAAGCGGTGAGGGCAGCGGGGTCGATCGAATCCAGGGCATCGCTGCACACCTCATTAAAGAGGTCACGGGTCTCCTCTACAATCTCCTCACGCTTTGCCTCATCCCATTGGCGGGCGTTGGCGACGAAGGCGCGGAAGTCAGCGAAGCGGGCAGAGTCCAGAAGGGCATCGGTTTGGGAGGTATTGACCCAATCGAAAGAACCGTTCCGCAGCCCTGCCTTGTGCTTAATGCTGACGGGTTTGGTACCCGCCATGGCGTCTGCCTTGTTACGGGTGCCGCCTAGGTGGGTCAGGGTCTCAGCGAACACCTGATGAGCATTCAGGAGGGCGATGGTGTCGTGCTCGTTAGCGACGCCTTCGTGATGGGTGCTGCCGTTGGTTTTGAACATGTTAGAAGCGGGTGAGCGCCACCCGTGTGAACTGTGGTTATTGTAGCAGATCAGAAGGCGATCGGGTCAGCGGTGGGGGTGCTGATTTCGGCAAAGTGTGCGGCACACTCTTCAATGCCCTGAGTTTCCAGATCGGTGGCGATGGTGTCCAGGATCGCCAGGAGTTGGGTACCGTCAGCGGCACGGTTGAGCAGGGAGAGGGAGAGGTCGCGGGTCATGGTAGGATTGTGGTTTGTGGTTTGAAGGGGGAGGCGGATCAGAGGTCCGCCATCATCTCATTGATTTCGATGCCGTCGATCGCGGGGTCATTCCAGCGCACCCCGTCGCGGGTCTCTTTGCTGCCGCACTCATAGAGCAGCGTCACCAGGTCCTGATAGGTGCGGCACTCTTTAGCGGCACCATACAGACCCTCATCGTTCTGAATCCAGAGGGCGACGTTCCAGGTTTCGTAATTTGCCCAACCGTTGTAGGTGGTGTCGGTGGCGAGGTTGTGGATGGCGGTGCTCATCGGGGTTCGTTTGAACTGAAGTCAGTATAAGGGGTAAAGGGGACGCCCAGGGGGCATGAGTGGACAGCACGCTCACTGGCACACCCCTTGGTTAAACTTAGCGTTGTTGAAGTTAGCGTGACTGAAACGCTCACGATTCACCAGTTTCATTGTACCAAACTCATTACTGTAGACATAACCTTCGGCATCAATTTGATCGTATCCGATGTAAGCGGCAGGTCCATCATTACGGCAGAGATAGAGTGCATCATCTTTGATAGATTTGACGAGCGCCCAGAAACCCAGGAGCAGAGGATCGCAGTCGAATTCGCTATTCACAACGGGACGCTTTTCCCGAATACATGCATTCAATTGTTGCTTAATCTGCTTTGCTTTCTTCTCATCGACAAAGGTCACAGTCTGCGCCATTTGTTTAGCGAACTGAATCACCTCAGTAAGGTCACCAAACGATCCTGCACACTTGTTATAAGATCCAGAGAAGATCCATGCATCGGGTTGTACAAATTTGCAGTTAATACCATCCTCCATCATATAATCAATGGGAGACGCTACTGCATCACGAAGATCAGAAGTTGCCTCATAAAGAGTATGCGGAGCAACAATGATTTCCTCACGTACAGTTACTCCGAAACTGTAAGTGATAGTGTTGGGAGTGTATTCAGTTTCTCCACCGAAACCAATAAAATCTCCCTGAATAATGGCGTCTGTATGAGGTAACCAATCAAAACAAGCGTGCAGAATTTTTGCAACTTCACCCGTGTGGTTCGCATCAATGTCCTCATGAGATTCGTTGATTTTGATCTTTACTTTGTTGAAGACACTTTTGGTCCCCACGAAGAAGTTTCCAGTTGCAGGATTACGTCCCCAAACAATAGCAGGAGCGCCGTCAATTTTAACGCTGAGAGTACCCTCCGCAGCGAACCAATCCAACGCATTCAGATCTCCCGTGAGAATAGTGTCTTCAGGGTGTTCGATGTGTTTGTTTTGCATGAATGTAGTATGACGCATCAGGGGGCGCTTTGGGGCGTTTGGTGGACAGTTCCCTAAAGTGTCCCCTGGCGGCTGCCTGCGGCATCTCCTGGCTCTACAATACGGGGACAACGGAGGGAGGGGCAGGGTCGCCCTGATGACGAAAATGGTCGTCACTCAGGCAGCCGACTTTTCAGCCGACTTAAGTATAAAAAAAAGGGAGGCAATCGCCCCCCAATTCTTTATGCAAACATGAACCCATCTTGGAATTCGTACTCATTGTAAACAGGAGAAGTTCCTGCCTGTCCGATGAACTTATGAACGAACCATTTGAAGTTCCTTTGAAATACACCTTCGCCCTTGATTCCGTGCTCCGAAAGAATAGCATTCAGGCGGGACTTAGTGGTGACAGACTGATAACCACCGTCAAAGATTTGCACGAAGTCATCACCAACCACGGCGATCTTGTTACCGTGCAGGTATACAGTAGACTCGTTAGTTTCGGGATCGTAAGTAACAGCAGTGTTTGCAGATTGCCAGTTCAGGTTGTTAGAAATGGCGTTGTTCATTTGCTGTTCGATCTTACGCATGGTGTCGTGTCGTTTGAACAATGTCAGTATGGGATGGATTGGGGGGAAAGTCAAGGGGTCTTGACCAGTTCCCCGACCGTCACACCTCAGAAGAGGAGATCAGCGATCTGCTCCATGATGCTGCCATAGTCTGCGATATGGACTCCATCATGGCGGATCTCAGCATACCCGAATTCTTGTGCCAGATCGTAGCAGATGTCATGGGCACGGTCCAGGTCCAGAACGGACTCAGACTCATGCATGGCGGAGGGAACCAGGATTTCGTAACGCATTGGGTTTGTTTGACTGTCCCCATATCCTACAGCACCCATCCGCCGATTCTGGGGGTTTGGTGGACAGTGCGCCAACCGTCCACCCGCGGCTGACCTGAGTATAATTAATCCTCCAAAAGTTCAGGATAATACTCTTTAACTTCCTCCATCAACTCTTCGTCCGAATACTTATCATAACTCTCACTCATGTTATCATAAAGAATTGCCATCATAGTTTTGATGTCCATGTCCTCCAGAATTTGCTGGATCATGTTATCTTGAAGTTCAGAACGGTTCATCATCAGTAATCAGTGTTTCCGTTGATGTAAGATTCTACATTGAACTTCTCATCTTTCTCCCATTCTTCTTTATACTCAATCACATCGAAGATCTCACCAGGAGCATCAGCAATCTCAGACCAGAGTTCTTCAAACATGGGGGCAATCCCTGACGACTTGATAACAATACCCCATCACCAGGGGCAATGGGGCAATCGGTGGACACTCTGCCGACCGTCACATCAGTTACGTAAACTGCAGGCATTCTCAATAACGAAATATTATTGAGAATCAATAAGAGTACTACTATTGAGAATAAGATCCAATTCACGAACTGGCATAGTTACCAATCGATATCGAATTCTTTGATGGTAGCATGTACATCTTCGTCGCATTCTAGACCCAGAAGTTCTCTCCAATTGAGATCTTCTAGATCTAGATCATCATAACACATGAGATCTAGTGTGACACGTACCATACGCTTTGTGTGTATCGCGGGCATGTGATTCTCGTGCGTTGTGTGCTACATTGTATCATGCATAGTGTCTATACGCAAGTGTATCATAGTCTTGCGTATCTCGTGTGTATTCCTCGTCGAGTTCTACGTCACATTGTGCATGATACTCGTAGTACGTATCCTCGTCGAGATTATAATCGTTGATGAATGTATAGTCGAGATCGTAATCGTCGTACATAAGCTCGTCGAGATTTGTATGATGCTTAGATATTATACGTGTTTCTCGACGAGATTGCAAGCTATTCTCGCACCTTCTCGTAGAGACTCATAGTAGTATATATGCATTCTCGTCGAGATTATGTGTTTCTCGTAACA